GTGCTGAGCGCTTGATGGCCGAAGTTGAGAAGCGTTTAGCTACTGCTGAAGAGTCAAGCAAATCAGTGATCGCTGGTTTAGAAGCTTCTTTGAAAGAAAAAGCTGCTGAAATCGAAGCAATCACAAAATCAAAAATGTCTTTCCAAGAAGCCAAAGAAGGTATGTCTTATGCTGACAAGGAAAAGGCTGTTATGTTGGCCAAAATGTCTGGTAAGTCATTGGATGCTACAAAATTTGGTCGTGATTTAGTGCAAAAATACGGTGCTCACCAGCCTTCAGGCACAACCGGTACTTGGGAACTTGAAGTTTCTTTGAACATGGAATCTGAAGTTCGTCGTCGCTTAGTTGTTGCTCCTATTTTCCGCAACATCGCTATGCAAACCAACGTGATGACAATCCCCGTGAATCCAGAAGCAGGAACTGCTACTTGGGTTACTAACGCTGACTTCGGCGCTGTTCCTGGCTCACTTGGTGCTGCTGGTGCTTCTGCTGGTGGAAACGCTACACACGCTATCAAAGAAATCACTTTGAACGCTTATAAACTTGCTACAAACGAGTATACAGCTTACGAAGAAGAAGAAGATTCTTTGATCGCTTTGATGCCAATCATCCGTGATGGTATGATCCGTCGTGTTGCTCGTGCCGTTGACAAGGCCTTCTTGTTAGGTGCTGGTTCTGGTTCTGACCCTGTTAAAGGTTTGGCAAACTGGGCTTCCAACACTACTGCCACTGGTAACACTGTTGCTGCTGGTTTGACAGTTGCTAAGTTGCGCACATTGCGTCAAGGCTTGGGTGCTTGGGGTCTCGACCCACAAGAAGTGGTTTATATCGTTAATACCGATGTATACTACCAGTTGTTGGAAGACACAGTGTTCCAAACAATGAACCAAGTTGGTACACAAGCTACATTGTTGACTGGTCAAATCGGTCAAATCGGTGGAAGCCCTGTGTTAGTGTCTGGTGAGTTCGCTTCTCCAGGTACTGGCGTTCCAGGTGCAATCTGCTTGAACCCAGGTAACTTTATTGTTGGTAACCAGCGTGGTCTGCGTATCGACACTCAAGAATTGGTTGAAACACAGCGTCGCGTTATGGTGGCTAGCCTCCGTACCGGCATGACACGTGTTACTACTAACTTGGGTAACGCTGTTACAGCACACAAGTACACAGCATCCTAATCAGATAGTGTAATTGTTAACAAGACCCTTCGGGGTCTTGTTTTATAAAGGTATAATGTGCCTTTATAAAACAAGCGAGGTATTTATGGCAACAAATTTAGTAACAAAAGCAGAATACAAAGCTTACTTAGGAATTACAAGCATAAATTCTGATGCAGAAATTGATTTTTTAATTCCCAAGGTTAGCGACTTAGTAAAAACATATTGCCGTCGCACATTTGTTGATTATTACGACGAAGCTAAAACAGAAATATTTGACGGTGGCTTTAAACAAATCATTTTAAAAGAAACTCCAGTAGTTTCAGTTAATTCAGTAGCTTATAGTCAAGACTACGGTAAAACTTATACTAATCTTGTAAAGTTTACTGACTATGTAACACGTGATGACTACGTTATGAGTTTAAGTCCTATGGGATTTACACAATCAATAAATGGATATAAAGTAAGCTATTTTGCAGGATACGAAACAGTTCCTGCAGACTTAAAATTAGCAGTTTTAGATATGGTAGAATACTACTCTAAAAATAATGGTGCTGTACATAGCAGCCGTGATCTAAACCCTAATACTACACAAATTAGTTACGTTAGTTCCAGTAATTTTCCTGCTTCGATCAAGCGTGTGCTAGATCAGTATATGGCGGATTTTACATGAGTTTAAAGGCAGCTAAAGATTACATTGAAAGAGTTATACGGAGTACCCCCGAATACGCTGAAATCAAAAAAGCTAAAAACCAGTCACTAATGAGAACAGCTATGAATTCAAAAATTCATAGCCTAAATATTAGTTATAGTACCTTTGAAACAAATAATAGTAGGTCTATAAATAAGTTAAGTACTCAAGATTTAAAAGAGCTATACGGTATTTTTATAAGAAATCTTAAAGGTTATATTGGCCAAGATCGTATATTTAGCTCATTAAAGCAAGCAGAACCTTTATTAAATAAAGATGATTTATTAGCCAGTGCTTCTGGATGTATTTTAATAATATCAGGTATTAATACTTCCATAATTGGATATAATTATGATGCTATAAGAAGGCTGCTTAGTAGTGCTGTAAAAGCTCAAGATAAGCTTATGATGTCTCCATTAGGTGTGGATAATATACGGATAGATACCCAAGGCGTAATAAATTCTAAATCAATATTAGAATTAGGACATACTACAACTAGTACTCCTTTTGCCGAAACTATGAAAATGGTATTAGCATATTCTAGTAATCCAAACTTAAATGCCGAATTAAACATTCTTTTAGATAAACTATATAGCACACAAGCTTCAATAGGATATGAATTTTTAAATAAAGCGGATAACTCTAAGCTTTCGTCTGGTATAGTAACTTTAGTAATTCAACCTAGAGATGTAAATAGTGAGCTATCTGTAGAAGAAAGCAAACTATATCGTTTATTTTTAAATAGTATAGTAAGAAATTTAAACTTATCAGAAATACCTGGATCTAATACTTTAAAACAAGACGCAGCTCAATTTTATAAAGATAAGTTTCTTACGGCTATAACAGGCAAAAAGCGAGCTAATGTTAAAAAACATGACGCTGTAAAAGGCAGTGTAAAAGTAGGCAACGAAAGTAAAAAGAATAAGGTTGCTACTTTTAAAAATACCGATTTAATTAGTGGTAGTAGTAAAACAACCCCTGAAGTAGATTTATTAAGTTTACAGAATTTAATAAATCAGCAGCTACAAGATGTAGTCAGCGCAAATATGGGTGATGGTAGCAGAAACGATATACTTAACTACAGAACTGGTAGGTTTGCTAGTTCGGCTAATGTAGAGCGCTTAACTATGAGTCGAGCAGGCATGATAACTGCATACTACGATTACATGAAATATCCTTATGCAACTTTTAGTACTGGTGGTAAACAGTCTAGTCCAAAGTCTAGAGACCCTAAATTGCTTATTGCAAAATCAATCAGAGAAATTGCCCAACAAGTAGTAACTAATAAATTAAGGGCTGTATTAGTATGAGTAAAAGAAATAGTATTACAAAAGCAATAGCTGAAAAATTAAAAACAATTGATGGTACTGGTTCTTATACTTCAAACCTATATAATAATTCATATGCAAAGCTAAAGTTCTGGGATGAGATCCAAGACTTTCCAGCTGTGTATTTAGTACCAGGCACTGAAATACGCGAGTATCACCCAGCTGACTTTACTTGGTGTTTTTTAAATATAACAGTTAAGGTATATGTTAAAGATCAAGACGACCCTCAGTTTGAGCTAGAAACTCTACTACACGATTTAGAGCTTTGTATCAATAATAATCGCGTATTAGTCTACGACCAGGATAAACACCTGGAAACGACTGAAATATTAATTCAGTCTATAATGACCGACGAAGGGCTATTAGTTCCTTATGGTGTCGGAGAGATTAACCTACAAGTGCGGTATGCACTACAATAACGTTACCGGCACCAAAACAGATAAATGTCTTGTAGGTGTGCCTTACGTTTCAACCACAAGGAAATAAATATGGCATTTAATTTAATTCGTAATAGTCGCGTATTTTATACCAGCAATGTAGATGCAACTACAGGTGCAGTTAAAAGTTCGGGATTTACTACAGCTAACACACGTGAAATTCAGGTTTTGGAAGGCTTTTCATTCTCCCAAAATACTACTTCAGAAACAATTACCCTAAACGAAGCCGGCGCAATACCAGTTCGTGGACAGCGTAGTTTTAATACTGCGCTTGATCCAGTTGACTTTTCATTTACAACCTACATGCGCCCAGCAGATACTGGTACAAATATCAGCTGCGAAGAATCTGTGTTATGGAACGCAATGTTTTCAGCTTCTGAAATTGGTGGTGCAAACCCTGCTTGGACAGATGGTATCAGCTCAGCTACCTGCGTTGTTACTAACTCCGATAAACACCAATTGTTAGCTTTTGGTATGATTATTGTGGTTGATTCCACAACTTTTGTTATCGATAATTGCGTGTTAAACACAGCTACTATCGATTTTGGTCTTGACGCAATCGCTTCAGTTCAGTGGGCCGGACAAGGTGGCGTTTTACGTCAAATCACTTCTCCAACTATCGGAGCCGGATCATTATCAGGTTCTGTTACCGGTAACTTCTTGGTAAAGAATACAGCTGCTCCTTACATCGCTAACAAATTAAGCGTTGTTACTCTGGATGAAGGTATCGGTGCTGGTGGTACAGCGTATACAGTGCCAATTACTGGTGGTAGCTTAACAATCTCCAATAACGTTACTTATTTAACACCTGCCAACTTGGCAACTGTTAATAAACCTGTTACTTACTTTACAAGTACACGCGCTGTTTCTGGTAGCTTAAATGCTTATTTGCGCACAGGTACTGGCTATACTGCTGATTTGATGAGTACTATGTTAACTAACTCTGCAACGGCTATTAGCCCTGCATATTACATGAAGATCTCTATTGGCGGTACTGGTACCACTAAAGTTGACTTTACAATGCCTGGCGTTGTGTTAACAATCCCAACAGTTAATGCTGAACAAGTTGTTTCAACAACTATTAACTTTACTGCTCAAGGTACTGCAAACGGTGACTTTGATATTGGTGTGGCAAACGAGTTGTCTATTGCTTATACAACTCCTAATTTAGCCTAATAACCTGATCCGGGCTAAGCATGGTGCTTAGCCCATTCTTTTCTAATAATAAAAAATATGTCCGAAATTTCTTTAAAATCCCTTTTAGTTCCTAGCAAATCTGTTGAAGTTGAATATCCTGGTATGCCTGGGTTCAAAGTCAATCTTGCGTTTTTAAGTCGTGAAACACTGCTTAACATTCGTAAGAAGTCAACAAAAACTGCATTTAAAAATCGCCAAGCCACAGAAGAGTTTAACGAGGACTTATTCTTACAACTTTATGTTGAAGCAGCTGTAAAAGGTTGGACAGGACTTAAGTTATCATATCTCGAACAGCTTGCTCCAGTTGATTTAACTGGTCAAAAAGAAGACGCTGAATTAGGTTTTACCCCTGAAAATGCACTGTATTTGATGAAAAACTCAAGTAACTTTGATGGCTTCATTAGCGAACAGGTCTCAGACTTGGGAAACTTTTCGAAGAGCAACTAAGTCAAGTTACTAAGTTGCTAACAAACTATATGCAAAATAGTAGTGTTGCAATGACAAAAGACACATATTTTGAAATGTGTGAAGCTTTAGGCAATGAGCCTAAAGAAGAGGACATACCTGTGGAATTTGAAGATTTCCCACTAGAAGTCCAACAAGCACTAATTGCATATAGAATGCTTCGAGATGAGTGGGACTCAATGAATGGTATTTACTTAGGTAAATCTTTAATTGGTATCCAAGAAGTTTTAGAAGCTACAGAAATTGATCACGAAGATAGAAAATTCATAACTATGCTTGTTCGTACCATAGATGGTGTAAGAACAGAAGAGATCAATAACAAGCAAAAAACTGAAAAGCCCGCTAAGTAATTTAGTGGGCTTTTTTATGCTTTAAAATTTTACATATTGACAATTTTGGGTATGTGTGTTATAATGGTCCTAATGAAAAATATCTAAATTTTTCTAATATGCCACATTCCTTTTAAAGGGGCTTTAATGACAACAAAAGAAACGCTTATAGTCGAAGTTAACATGGCGGATGCCAATAAGACCCTGGAAAACTTTGAGAATACTGGTAAACGCGTAAATAAAACACTTGAACGTACTAAAGAAATAATGAATAGTACCAAAGGTGGGTCAAAGGCCGCCAATGCAGCTTTTAATCAAACAGAATATAATACGGCCCGGGGTACTATTGGTACAGGTGCTGGTGGTCGTGATTTTGCTAAACAATCTCGTGAGCTTGATGGTTT